CTGTATCTATTACCCCCAAAAACGACTCAAAGAGCCACGAAAATGACTAGCAAGGTCACAACAGGTCACCTTTTGCCCAAAGACGGCTCAAATCGGCTTGAAACGGTTTTGGGTAGGGACACAGAACGTGAAAATGACCAATTTGGCGTGGAAACACCCCGAATCCACACCCCGCTGAACGATTTGCCTTCATTGGGGCTTGAATTGGTTGATTTGGCGACCAGCATTGGTGTGGAGATGATGCCCTGGCAAAAATTTGCGCTTATCCACACGCACAAAGTCAAACCTGACGGCAGGTGGGCAACGCCCGTCAATTGCATTGTTGTGGCACGGCAAAATGGGAAAAGTTTTTTGCAGCAAATCAGAATCTTGGGCGGTCTTTTTCTATGGAAGGAACCGTTGCAAATTGGGTCGGCTCACAGACTGGCAACAAGCCTGGAACAATTTCGGCAATTGGTTTCCTTAATTGAAAGTAACGATTCGTTAGCAAAACAGGTCAAGCGCATTAGGTGGGCGCACGGCGCGGAAGAAATTGAAACGGTTCATGGAACACGGTTCATTGTGAAGGCGGGCGGTTCGGCTGCCCGTGGTGTTTCACGACCTGAAACCATTCACCTGGACGAATTGCGCGAAATGAGCGACTTAGAAAGTTTTGCTTCATTGCGTTACACCCTAATGGCTGCAAAAAACCCTTTAGTCATGAGTTATACAAATGCAGGCGATTCCGCAAGCCTGGTGCTGAATTCTTTTCGCGAACGCGCGTTGGCCACGATCGCTGGAAACAATGATGACATTGGATATTTTGAATGGTCGGCACCAACTGACGAAATCAGCATTGAAAATGCCAAATGGTCAAACCCTGCAATGGGCATCACCATTCACCCTGACAATTTGCGTGCAGTGTTTAATGACCCGCCTGATGTCGTAATGACTGAAGTGTTGTGCCGTTGGGTCGTGGCCATATCTTCAGCCGTGGACACTGCTAGTTGGGGCAATTGCCTGGACAAGTCAGTTGACCTTGATATTGAGAAAACAACCTGGCTGGCAATTGATTTATCACCTGACCGAAAGCACGCCGCATTGGTGGCTGCTCAAAAACTTGGAGACGAATCATTTGTGGTCAAGTTGCTTCACACCTGGAAAAACGATTTGCAATTGGACGATAAGGCCATTGCCAATGATTTAGCTGATTACGCCCGAAAGTATCCCGTGGAACAGGTGCTTTATTCACGGCGTACCGCTGGAGCAGTTGCGGCGCGTTTAGCACCAGCAGGGATTCCAATTTTCGACATGGACAACGCTTATCCACAAAGTTGTGACGAAATGTTGTCGGCTATCAATAGCGGTCGTCTAAAACACAGGGGGCAGTCGGATTTGACCCAACAAGTATTGGCGGCAGTGCAGTTGAAACGCGGTGACGGCGGTTGGGTCATTGGAAGGCGTGCTAGCGGTCAAATTGTGTGTGGAGCCGTGGCCGTGGCACTTGTCAGCCATTTTGCGACACGCCAAGACAATGATTTGGACATTATGGTTGGTTAGGTGTAAAACCCTGTGAAAATTGCGCCATGGGATTTTTAGATTTATTCACGCCGCGTAAGGTTGATGCTGCCGTTCCAGCGGAAGTTGATGCGGCTTCTCTAGCACCGTACTTTCAGGAACAGGGACAACTTTTCTTTTCGGGCATTGCAATGGCAACGCGCGCGGAAGCAATGAGCGTTCCTACTTGTGCGCGTGCTTTAGGAATTATTCAAACAATTTCGTCACTGCCAATGCATACACGAAATGAAGCAACTGGTGAGAAAGTCGCACAACCGCGCGTAATCAATCAGCCTGACCCAAGAATTCCAGGGTCAACATTTTGGGCTTGGATTATTTCCGATTTGTTCTTTTTTCCAAATGCTTATGCTTTTGTTTTAGATAGGTACGCTGACACGGGAAGAATCCGTGCAATGGAACGTGTTGCGCCTGAACGCGTAACAATTCAAACAAATTTACTTGGAACAGAAATTACGGCATATCAAATTGACGGCTCATACGTTGATGCAACAAATTTGGTCGTATTCGCTGGCCAACAAGAAGGGTTGTTATCGCGTGCAGGTCGCACAATCCGTGCAGCCGCGGCATTGGAAAAGGCTGCAATGAATTTCGCGGTTGAACCAATTCCACAAATGGTTTTGAAATCAAATGGCACATCATTGCCAGCCGATCGTGTGGCTAAGTTGCTAAGTGCCTGGAAATCAGCGCGTGCGTCCAAAAGTACGGCATTTTTGAATGCTGATGTCACGTTGGAAACTTTAGGCTTTGACCCAAAAAGTATTCAACTAAATGAAGCAAGAAACTACGTGGCCTTAGAATTAAGCCGCGCTTGTGGACTTCCAGCGTATTTCACCGACTCACAACAATCCAGTTTCACATATTCAAACGCCTTAGACAAAAGGCGCGATTTGGTGGACTTTGCTTTCAGAAATTACATGTCAATTTTGGAACAACGGCTTTCATTCCAGGATTTCACGCCTGCTGGAAATCGTGTGTCGTTTGACCTTGATGATTTCTTGCGTGGCAATCCTTATGAGCGTGCGCAAGTTTATGAAATCTTAAACCGCATTGGCGCAATGAGCGTTGATGAAATTCGTGAGGAAGAAGATATGCTGCTATGAAAAAAGTAATCACACCAATGACAATCACCGCGGCTGATTCTAATAGTCGCACGATCAGTGGCCGAATTGTTACGTTTAACGAAACAGGCAATGCATCAATCGGAAAAGTGCAATTTGCAAAAGGTTCAATTGATGCAACACCAGTTTTGCTCAACTTGGAACACGACCGCACACGCAGAATTGGCAAAACACTAAGCATTGAAACAACTGAATTTGGAATTGAAGCCACTTTCAAAATTGCAAACACAACTGCTGGCACTGATGCGCTTGTGGAAGCCCAAGAAGGTTTGCGTGACGGTTTCAGCGTTGAAGTTGCTTATGACGAATATGAAACTTTGAAAGACGGTACCGTTCGCATTTTAAAAGGCGAATTGTCAGGCGTAGCACTTACAAGCGAACCCGCCATTCGAAGCGCGCGTGTGACTGAAGTAGCGGCAACAACCGCTGATGAAGAAAATGAAGAACAGGTTTCTGACTCAACAATTGGGACAGAAGAAACACCAACAACAGAAGGAGACGAAGTGGACAACACCGTCACACAAGCGGAAGCCGTTGAGACGGTAGAAGCCGCACAGTCAATCACCGCTGCTGCAAAACCAGCAATCGGTGGCTCATTTACAAAGCCACGCATTGAAGTTACTGCCGCGAAGTATCTTGAAAACAAGGTTCTTGCTGCACTAGGAAACGAAGATGCACGCCAGTATCTAATGGCAGCAGATAACAACACAACAGATTCCGCTGGACTTGTTCCAACACGTCAGTTGTCAGAAGTTATCAACGGCCTATCAACAACAATCCGTCCAAGCATTGAAGCAATTTCCCGTGGGGCATTGCCTGATGCTGGTATGACATTTGAGATTCCAAAAATCACAGTTGTTCCAACAGTGGCCGAAACGGCTGAGGGTTCAGCATTTTCTGACACCAACATGGAATCAGCATTCATTTCAGTGCCAGTGAAGAAATTCGCAGGTCAACAAAATTTTACGGTGGAATTGCTCACACGCACTTCACCACTTTTTTATGATGAGTTGCTTCGTAACATGGTTGCGGCCATGGCTAAGGCACAAAATGCTTATGTTTCATCAATCCTTGTTGCGAACGCAACTATTGACGGAACAACATTGTCAGCACTTCCAACTGCTGCTGAATTACTAGCATTTGTTTCACGCGGTGCTGCAAGTGTTTACACAAACACAACAGGATTTGCGCAAAACATTGTTATGGGTGCAAGCCAGTGGGCAAACACAATGGCACTAAACGATAACGGCCGTCCAATTTACATTGCGGCTCAACCACAAAATGCTGGTGGCGCATTGCGTCCAGATTCATTGCGTGGAAATGTCGCTGGCCTTGATTTGTATGCTGATTTTGCTGCACCTGCTGGAAGTGATGACGGTTCAATGATCGTTGTAAACCCTGCTGCATACACATGGTATGAAGGCAATAACTATCAACTACGCGCTGAGTCAACTGCTGACGGTTCAATCAATGTCGGTGTTTATTCATTTGGTGCTTGTGCAATTAAACTTGCTGGTGGAGCATTCCGCAACAACAAGTAAAAAACTAATCATGCGCCGCGGTCACTCCCGAACGTGGCGCAGCAGACGAAAGGGGCGGAAATGCCAAGCATTGTTTCTACGGCTTCACTTAGAAGCATTCTTGGCGTTTCCGTTTCCCTCTATCCTGACAGTTACCTGGACGAAATAATCAACACCGCTGAAGCGGTCATTTTGCCAATGTTGGTTTCAAATTCAAATGCAGTCAATGCATATGAATTAACAGATAACGTGGCAATTTATTACACCCAACGTGAACACCATTTTGTCGCTGGTCAATCAATTATTGTGACGGGATTACCCGCACCCTTCAGCGCAACAGTTACCGTTGTTAAAACAGGCGTATTTCATTTCACCGCTGCAATCACAAGTGCAAATGTGACCTTGCGCGACATTATCCCAACAGGCACGGCCACACTTTCAGGCTATTCTGCCGTTGATATTTACGCCAATTCACCACCCATTGAATCAGCCATTTTGGCAGTCAGCGTTGAAGTCTTTCAATCACGCGTGGCCGCTGGTGGAGAAATTCAGGGCGTAGATTTTGCAAGCACGCCATACCGCATGGGTAGAAGTTTGACCAACCGTGTCAGCACATTACTTCAGCCTTTTCTTGACGTTGAAACGATTTGCCAATGACCGCATCAACAATTGCTGACACACGCGCCGCATTGGCCAACGCATTTTCTGCATTGTCTGCAAATGTGTACGCATCAGTTCCCGAATCGCCCATTCCACCAGCGATCGTGTGCGTTCCAAATTCACCTTACATGGAAGTTGTTTTAATTGGTAAAGCACAAACAAAAGTCAAACTTAATTTTGCAATCACTGCCATTGTTGCTTCCAATAGCAACGCAGGTTCATTAGATAACCTGGAAAAACTAATAATCGGAATTCTTGCGGCAATGCCCGCGGGATACGTTGTTGACGTTGTTGAAAAGCCAACAGTGTTAGAGGTTGGGCAATCCCCAATGCTAGTGGCTGACATCAACGTTTCAACTTACTACACACAGACAATCTAAGAAGGAGAAGAAATGGCCACCACAGTAATAACTGGGCGCGATGTCACCTTTACTATTGGTGGCAACAACTTTGACGCACAGGCAACTTCAGCAATTCTAAGCAACTCACCAACAATGGTTCGCTATCAAACCCTTGACGGTGTAGTCAATCGCCACATTGATGATGAATTCACTTTTGCAGTTGAGATGCTTGCAGACTGGGGCGCATCACCTTCATTGTGCGAAACACTTTGGGGCGTTACGGAATCAGCACCAAACACAGGAATCACAACAGTTTTGACCGCATCAACTGGAGCAGTCTTTACATTCTCAGTGTTGCCAGTTTATCCAAGTGCGGGCGGTGCTGCACCTGATGCACAAACCGTTTCAATGTCATTTGTTGTCGTTGGAACACCTTCAGAAAACTTCAGTTAAACCAAACAATCGGGAGACAAAATGAAACTACCAATAACAATTGAATATAACTCAGGGGAGTCAGCCACGTTTGTGGCTGCTCCACCTGAGTGGGTAAAGTGGGAAAAGCACACAGGTCACACGATCAGTCAAGCACAAGATAAAATTGGAATTTCCGATTTGGTCTTTTTGGCTTATCACGCCATGAAGCGGGAAGCCGCTGGCAAACCAGTGAAGCCAATTGAAGCATGGACAGAAACAATTTCTGACGTGGTAGTTGGTGAGACAGACCCAAAAGTTTTGCAGTCGGAAGTCTAAGCCGAATCATTTGGGAATTGGTCATTGCGACTGGATTACCAAAATCAGAATTTGAAACGGCTGAAGATATACTGACTGCAATAGAGATTTTGGAAAGGCGGGCAAATGGCAACTGATGCAATCAGTTACGACAAAGCAGAATTGCGTGCCATTACCCGTGCCACTAAGGGAATGAGTGATGAAGCAATTTCCCAAGCGAAAGAGAAATCTTCAGCCTTAGCCGCGTACGTACGCTCAAGCGTTATTGATGCCGCTGCCGTTAGTCGCACAAATACAACGGCAAAAGTTCGAATTGCGACTGGTGCAAAAGTTTCCAAATCATCAAAAATTGGTGAAATCACTTATGGTTTTGCAGCGCAAAAGTTTTCGGGCGGTGGCACAACTCAACAACTTTGGGCTGGCAATGAATTTGGTTCAAATAAATATAAGCAATTTCCAGTGTGGTCAGGGCGTGAGGGTCGCGGTTCCCGTGGCTGGTTTATTTATCCAACCCTAAGAAGTATTCAGCCCGAAATCATTAAACGTTGGGAAGAAGGATTTTCCACAATAGTGAAGGAGTTTGACTAATGGCTGGTAGTCGCACACTCAAACTTTCCATTCTTGCTGATGTTGATAATTTAGTTAAAAACCTAAAAACTGCAACAACTGATGTTGATAGTTTTGGTGACAAAATGGGCAAGGCTGGAAAAGCCATTGGTGCTGCATTTGTGGCCGCTGCTGCTGCCGCTGGAGCCTACGCGGTCAAAATTGGCATTGACGGTGTCAAGGCTGCATTGGAAGATGAAAAAGCCCAACGCATTCTTGCGCTGACTTTAGAAAATACAACAGGGGCGACAAACGCTCAAATTGCAGCCGTTGAGGATTACATAACAAAGACGGCGTTGGCAACTGGTGTCACTGATGATGAATTGCGACCAGCATTTTCACGCTTGGTTCGTTCAACAAAAGATGTCGAAGAAGCGCAAAAATTATTAAGTTTGGCGTTGGATATTTCAAGTGCAACTGGCAAGCCATTAGAGGCGATTTCAAATAGTTTAGGAAAGGCCTATGACGGCAACACAAATGCTTTAGGCAAATTGGGATTAGGCATTGACCAATCCATTTTAAAGACAAAAGATTTCAATAAAGTTTACGAGAGTTTGCGCGGTTCATTTGCTGGATTTGCTGCACAAGAAGCCAACACATTTCAAGGTCGTTTAGATCGTTTGAATGTGGCATTTGATGAAGCAAAAGAAACAATTGGTTTTGCATTGCTGCCAGTGCTTTCCAATTTGATAACTTTTGTCAATGATAAAGCGGTTCCAATCATTACCAATTTGGCAAATGCTTTC